TAACCAACTAGGACATCGTCGTTAGCTGCATACTGGTTTACATAAACACGCATTGTGCCGTTTAGTGTACCAACGAACTTTGTGTTTGTTGGTGCTTCAAAAGTACCTTCTGTGCTACGTGCGAATGCAGAAGTTGTTGCACTCTGTAGAACTGTTAGTACTGTTGGGCTAACAACTGCCCAGTTGCCTGCACCACGACGTGTGCGAGCTGCGATTGTGTTAGCGTTCTTGTTGATTAGAACTGCAAGAGCTGCATGCTCGTCACCAACAAAAGTAGCTGTACCACTTACGCTACCTTGTGCGTATGTGTCAGCTGCTGCGCCTGCTAGGCTTGTTAGGCTTGCAATGATCTCTTGGTCGATTTCAGCAGTAATCTCTTGTGCAAGTGCTTGCATGATTTCTGCTTCGACGTCTAGACCGTGCATGCTTTGAGCGTCTTGAGCAGCTTCAAAAGTCCAACGTGCAGATAGCTTACGTGTTTTAGCTTCTACAGTTTGCTTTAGAACTTGGATGCTCATTTTCTTACCAGCTTCACCTTCAAGTGCGCTAGTTGCTTCCGCTCTGTTTGTTGTTGCATTACCAGAATATCCAGTTGCAATTGCGAATGGGCTTAGAGCCTCATCACCTGCTACTGCTGTGTCATATGTTTCTGCATAACGCACACGTAGTGTGTGGATTTGTCCAACTGGGCCTGTCATAGGCTGAACACCAACGATCTCGTTGGCGATAACAGTTGGCATAACACGACGAATCACTGGAAGGATAACCTTGTTAAGTGTAGCAATATTACCACTTTGAGTTGCACCAGCTGTCACTGCCTCTGCGAGGTAGTTCTTAGTGTTCTCAAGTGTTGTTTCCATAACTTGCTTTTTTGTTCCAGTTAGACCGTCTGTTAGGGCTTCTTTGGTTTGTGCCCAATTTTCCATTAGGTTGTCTGCCATTTTCGGTCTCCTTAACTAATACCGGCTAGTTTACGAAGGTAAACAATGTCTGCACCTGACTCAGCTTCTGCTGACTCTGTTAGTGCTTTGTTTCCAGTGATCTCTTTTGCAGATTCACTTAGTACCTTCTTTTCTGGTTTTACAGCATCTTCTTTCAATACTGAAGGTAGATACTTGTTGAATGCAGTTTGTAGCTTGTCTGTTTGTGTACTTTCAAGTAATGCACCCATTATTTCACGTTGCTGCTTAGATAGTGGAGCCATCATCTCTTGCATGATAGCTTTGCGTTCTGCTTTGTCTGTTGCAATGCGAGCATTGCGAGCAGATTCTTGCAGTTGAACTTCTTTGTCAGCAATTGTTTTGGCTTGTTCATCAAGTTTAACTTGTAGTTCATCCATTGCTTTGTTTAGTTTTGCAACTTCAGTACCTTCATTGAGGTAGCTGCTCATAAACTCTGCTGCAAATGTTTCGAAAATCTTACGTCCAAATGTATTTTCTTTGGCTGTTTGAATATCTTCACGCAGTGTTGTAAGTTCATTCTTGATAGTATTTTCAAGAATGTTTTCGATTTTTGCTGCTGATTTAGCAATAAACTCACGCTTTGTTTCGTTGATAACTTCTTTGCCTTCTTTGATCATTTTGACCTTCGCTTCAACTAGTGAGCGTTTGTCTTCATGAAACTCATTGAGCTCCTTAGTGAGTTGCTCCATAACAAATCCCTCTAACTGAGACATGTTAGTTTCTTGCAACTTGCGGTCTTCGCGAAGTTCGTTAATTTCTTTGCGAAGTGTATCCATCACAAATGAATCAAGCACTTTTGCATGCTCTTTCATGTGTTTGCGATATGCTACACGATCTTCTGCAACTTTGGCTTTGTCTTCCTTGAACTCTTCTAGTTCTTTAGCAATAACTTCGCCAATCATTGTATCCATAGCTTCAACAATTTGCCCTTTGTCATTTTCATAACGCTGTGCAAATTCTTCTCTAAGTTCAGCTGTGATTGCCTCACGAGCTTCTGTTAGCTGGGTTTCCCAGGCTTCAGATAGTGAAGATCTAACCTCTTCGGAGAGCGCAGTTGAGCTTAATAGTTCATCCATTGCATGAGCCATATTAATCTCTCCTATACTTCAGGTTTTTAATAAAGTTTGTCACCTCTTCCTGGAGATAACGTTGTGCTCTGTTGTCGTGTCTAACTGCACTAGCGACATCCATTAGTACATTACCCCGACTATGATTCATAATTCTTTCATAGATTGGATCGGGATATGCATCCGGAGCACTTGGATTTGCAACTATGTCTACAGTAATAATTTCAAAGTCTTTGACTATACCGCTTTCATTTACATTGCCGCTGCCTCTGCTTGACACGCCTAGTTTTACACCACTCTCTAATAGGGTTTTACAAATGTTTCCCATTGGAGTTGGTAATATTTTTAGCTTACCGATACCGTTAGCGCCGTCAATATCCATCTCTGTGATCATGTGACTCACACGATCAAGATTGATATTAAGGTCATCTGGGTGATCAGCTTCGCCTAAAACACTGTATCCATTTTTGATTTTTTCATTGATTGCTTTAACAGCATTATGAATTTCTTCTTTGGTGTAGATACGGTTATTTTGGTTGCGTACATCGCCTTCAATAAAGATACCTTTCATGTACAGGCTTTTGCCACCGTTAGCTTCTTCAATAGCTTCGGTGACAATGTTTGCCTGATTAAATGTTAAGTGCTCTTTTAGCGAGGTAAACATATTACTTCATTCCTCTGATTGGACTGTCGCTTTTGTTATCTTCGCTTGTAGCCTTTGGGGCTGCGCTAAGATCGCCTGCTTCTTGTGGACCACGTACACCCATGTCTTTTGCCGCAGGTGCTGTACGTCCTGATTCCTCTGAGGTATCAGTTGGATGAGCTTTTGCATCTGTTGGTGCTTTTGCATTTCCAGCAACTGGACTTGCTTTGTCACTGCTATCACTGTGTGAAACATTGACTGCACTTAGTGTTGCAGCTTCTTCCATAGGCTCAACTGATTCTTCCATTTCTGGTTCTTCAGCTGGTTCTTCGTCGCCCATTAGATCTGCAAAAGCGGCACGTAGTTCTGCAATTGCATCTTCAACATTTGCCATAGCTTCTTCTGCTTCTTCTTCTGGTGACTCGTCTTCGCCTTCGTCATCCATGCTCATTGCCAGATCCATTTCTGGTTCTGCCATTTCTTCGTCATCCATGTCCTCATCGTCCATGATTTCTTCGTCTTCAATCTCTTCTTCGGCTGTTTCGATATCATCAAGGAAATCTTCTTCAGCATCAGAAACGTCAATCGCTTCTTCTACTTCATCGTCCTCTGAATCATCGTCAGCTTCATCAAGATCGATAGTTTCATCTAGATCCTCTTCAGCAATCTCGTCTTCTACAATATCGTCGTCTTCAGTGATACTTGCCCAATGATTTTTGGCTTTCTCAACAAAAACTGTATGTAGGAGATCAGCAGCTTTATCCTGCTCATCATTGACGAGATACTCGAGAACCTTAACTAAAGATTCCTTGTGTTCGCTCATATCTTTCTCCTTAAAAAATTACAGGCTTACCAAGATGGTTTACATCTATATTTACACAACCAAGACGTTTTGCTTGATAAAAGGCCCAAAAAATGGGTATTTTATGAATACGTCTCTGTGATAAGTACATTTTAGACGGAAAATTTACTGAGAATCGCCAGTTCTAGCATATATTCTCTTGACTTTTTCAGTACGTGTAGCATGTTCAATGTTGTGTACTTCACGTTGTTTTCTCAAACGATTCAAGTGTTTTAGTGTAAGTCTGCTCTTGCGCACATCGTCTATCTGACGATTTGCAAAGTCGTTTTCTTCAGCTTCGTAGTATTCCACTAGTAGTTCTTTACTGCGCATTTGTATCTCCTGTGGGTGCAGCTTCTGCTCCGCTAATCGGGCTAGCACCTTCCTCTGTGTCTCCTGGTGCAGTGGTGTCAACATCCATGTCACCTAAATCTGGTTCTGTTTCAAAACTACGAACTCCAATATTGCCCAATCCAGGTTGGCTTTCACTAGGTGGAACAGATCCGCTTTCATTTTCTTCAAACCACATGCGTTCGTTTTCCAGTATTTCATCTTCTGTCCAACCCAAATACTTGCTGAGCAAGAAACGTCTGCTCAAGTATTGCACGCCTTCTAGATTACCAAACACTGCACTTCTAGCATTGTGAATTTCAATTTCTTTGTATGTGCTAAAGCTCTGTGGTTCTACAAACTTCAATGTAAACAGGCTGGCATCAATGCTCAAGCCTTTGTTTTTCATAAACAGTTTGAATTCTTTATCCAGTGTAGGTGCCAGTGCGTTTTGCAGTCTCATGCAGTACTGATTGAATCTATACTCTTGAATAAACGCTGTGCCTACTCTGCCGTCCACATAGGTTGAACTTCCATCATCTGGTCCTGTTGGCAAATAACTGCTGGGCACACGCAATGCTCTCAACATTTTGTTTGCAAAGTATCTAAGGTCATCAATCTCTCCTAAGTTTGTACCACCTGGTAGTGTTTCAACCTTTGA